ATCATCGCCTCGCTGATAATGTTTGCATGTCAAGCAGATGATCTCAGCTTGTCCATGCTTGTATTTCGAATCGACGCATTTGCGGCCCAATTTATCGCACCAATGGACATTTATCAACACCCCCCTACATCCGCATAGTTCACCACGAACATGATTGATAGCATCTGGGGAGCGTTGACAACAGGTCATTATGTGGTTTGCAAGTAATTGTCAAAATCTACGGCTAACGCCATGTCGTTGACGTTGTACATTCCACGATACAAAGACCCGTGATATGCGGGATGAAATGTTAATTCGCTGCTCAAGTCGCACAGATTTTGAAAAACAAACGGATGTCTAACTTCAATTGCCTTGGCGTTATTAATGTAAAGCGTGTACATTGCATTTGACCACGCGGAAAGCGATTCGAATGTAACTCTTAAATTCCACGTTTGGCTATCCGCTCCAGGATAATTTCCGGTTGACCCCGAATACCACCAAGGATCAAACAGAAGCAAAAACATTGAATAAGACTGAGACGAGCTAAACGCAGGCATAATTATCTGGCTCGTTGTGTAGTTCGTTATTTGAGTAGGTGCATTTATCGGAACCGTAAACATTACGCTAATAAATTCACTAGAACCAGGTGGCCCCTCAATCAGATTAAAGGTCCATTGACTGCCCCACGAAATGGTGGCCGACCACAAATACCCGCTGTAATTGTTGGCAATGTCGCTCGGCTGCCCTAGCGTAATTCCGCAACCTCCGCCACTGCCGTAACCGTACCCAGTAAACGGGAATGATGGACTCGGCGGATTAGCTATTCTTGGACGCGTCAATGTTACATCAACGGACTGGTCGGTAAAGACGTTTGGCCCCTGCCCAAATTGGTATATTTTGTACTCGCTGGCTACTTTCCTATACGTCCAAAACGGCGGCCTTGTATAAGCAAACGAACCAGAAGCAAACCTGCACTTTAACTTTGACCCGTCCCATTGCCAATTTGAATCCCACTGAGATTGGCCGGCAGTCGCTGGTTTTAGCCATCCTTCGTCGCGAGTACTAAAATCGTCTGCAAATTCACCAGTCTGATAACCAGTATCGCACAACCCGCCACAACACCCGCAGCCTAGCCCCTTCATAAATCCAACCATTACACGCTCACGCTGAATAGTCCGAGAGTTGCATCTACATCAAGCGTATGAGTAAGTCCAGATGCGTACGAAAGCCCGACCCCATAATCAATCCAAAGTATAAGCTCATCGTTAGTTGCTGTGTCGTTATACAGAACCGCATAGCGAAACGTCGCCATTGTGCCGCCCGAAGCTGTCCATGTAACATCATCGCCATTTAGGTAATAGGTTCCGCTTGAACTCGTTGACGTTACGCCGCTCCACGTCGCTCCGCCAGCAGTATAGCCGTTACCTGCCCCAATCTCAGTGATGTCCGCCTTGACCGTGTTGGAAGTCGATGGAGCGGTATTGGTTAACATCCATTTGAGCGTGTCGCTGGAAAGATTGTGTTTCTTTTCCATCACAGCTTCAATGAACGAATGAAAAAATACTGGAGTTGGCATTTTTGTATCCCTAAACTGGAACCACGCCAACCGGCGCGGTATAGGTGACTGTGCGTGGAATTAAGGCTAACGTGCTGGACGTGATTGATTCAGAATAGGCATCGCTTGTGTCGTTTGAAATCAGGCTTAGTGGCGAGTTAATCTGCGTTCCTTCGTCGCCGCAATCCTCGCTGACAACCCACCATAACGGATGCCGATATTCTGCCCATCCATAGCGATCGCCATTCGCACAGGCCGCAGTCGTTCCCCAGTTCCAAACTGTGATGTTTTCCGTTGTGTCTGATATCACGCCAGAAGACGAAGCAGCGTAAACGTCACAACTAGCAGACCCCATTAGCGTTCCGACACGTTGAGGAATACCGCCCGATGGAGCTTTGACAAGGACTTGGCCGCACGCATCTATCGCCCACCAATCTCCCCACGCATCTTGAGAAGCCATGATTATCGTACCGCCGACGACAGCCGAGCCTTTATTGTAAACCTTGACAGCTTGCGTCGAATCCGTCAGCACCTTAGTCCCGCTGCCCCAACGACGAACCAGTGTGCAAACAGCTTCACCGGGTGTCGTACTACTCGCAGCAGGAATCCCACCGCTGGGAGCTTTTACTAGGTAATGCTGCCCTGAATACTCGCCAGAAAACGACTGGTCTGCACCTTGCATAATCCGCCGAATATCGGCTTGCATTTGCCGCAGTTTCCAGATTGTTGACTGGTCCAGCACGTTAAGCCTCTGTAATGAAAATATCGGCAACTACCGAAGCTGTATTGGCGCGGGCAAATGCAGACAATGTTGCCAGTTTGAATGGCCCGGCAGTTTCACCTGGAAGGATTTTGACAAACGGATAAAACGCTGCGGATACCTCAACGCCAAATTCGACGTAGTTTGTCGTGTCGAGGTTTTTAATCATGCACCAGCCAGCACTTGATAAGTCGCCGACGCTTACTGCCTCGTAGGTTGTTCCGACTGTCTGGCAATTGCGGATAAACTTCGTGCCGCTCAAATCAACCGTGCTCGAAGTCGTCGGAATAGTCGCCGATAAATTCGATTTTGCAACCGAGATCCCAGCAATGATCGTAATTTCGTCTGCCATGTTAAAATAGTCCTGTTAAATCTTTTTCGGGATACATTCCAAACTTCAAATAAATCGCGTCCGCTGGTTTCGGGTTTGTCAAAGGCTTTCCAAGTCCATTGAACAGAACCGGCTCGCTTACCGGCTGCCCATTGGCTCCCATGACTCGCCCAATCCGTGGTTGACCTGCTGCGAAATCCGCTGCTGAATACGTTCCGCCGCGCCCATCATCTTCACCGTTGGCGACTTTCTTCGTAATGCCACGGTCAAGCTCGTAATGGAACCAATCGTCTTCTAGTAGCTCAAGCGTGACATTAAACCAACGCCTGTCGTAAATCATGTCAACCGATGTTTGCACGTTCGCTACGAGGCAAGTGTTTGCGGAAAACGTCTTGCTGAACAACACAGCCCCATTAGTGCCGCCAAAATTCGTGTAGTCGAGCATTTGCAGCGTGATCGGGTATTTGTTTGTAGTGTTCAAATACTCTTTGTAATCAAACCACGTTTTTTCGTACCGCTGGATTCGATACCCAGCCATCGAACTGCGAACCTCTGGCGCAGGAATTATCGGAGTCTGCGCCGAATTGCAGATCGGCATTTCGGTAAACGGTGGAAAATCAGGATTGTCTATTCCTGCAGAAATGCGATTGGCTTTTACGAACTCCAAAAATTTTCCGGCAAATACTGGGCGAACCGTATCAACAAAAAACGGGGTAACTGTTTGCGACTGGCTTGTTGGGTCATTGTCCCTCGACCATTCAAAGTCTGCCGAGAAAATCCAATAAAACAAGCCTTTGCCAGACTGCCCACGCTTAAACCCGTAGATTCGCCTGCACTTGGCTTTCAGGTCGAACGAGTTTCCGTAAAACCAATGCGTTATCCCCTCTTGCGGAAAGGCGAAGTGTAACGCGATTTGGTTTGGTCCGTCGAATTGGCTGCTGCAAGTCGCCCGATATTCGTTCGTATACTTCGACACGCCACCAATGACATCGGCTGTAACTGATCGGGCAACTTCCAGATACGTGCAAGCCATTACAAAATGCCTTTCGTCGCAAATCCCGTTGGATCGCTGCCGTTTAGCCCATCACGAATTTCGCCAAGAAGCAAATTTGCTTCCTCTTGTTTTCTAACCATGTCGTCGATCGGCCCTGCGACGTTTACTTTGTACAATTGCTCAAACGCTGCTTGGCTGCCAAATTGTGCGGATTGCGGGTTTACGCTGGCCTTTACATTGATATCGCCCATCGACTTCATGTCCATCGCAACATCGCCGATCTTGCCAAGTTCAGCCCATGCGTTTCCGGCCTGCGCTTCAAGTGCACCTAATGCCAGCGTGATGGTTGCGATAGCAGCACCAACTGCCGCAGCCTGCTTTAACGACATCCCTCGAATTGCGCCCAAAACTGTTTCTATCAAAACTTGCGCCTTGGTTATTGAGTACAATAGTCGCATCGTGGTTATCATGGTTCGCATTACAACAACCAACCCACCAAGCAGCACAATCGTTCTCGCGAGATGTCCGCCCCACCCTCCAAATAACGTAGACAGCATATTTATCGAGGTCGCCACGAGAGCCGCAATCGTTGCCACGACTTGCAACAGGTCGCCCATGCCTCTCAGAACGCCGTTTAAAGCGGTGCCAGGCCTAATAGCTTCCGCCATTTGCCGCATCAATAATTCGAGCGTAGGGGCTAATTGGACAGCCACATGACGGGCAACGCCCTGAATAGATGCCATCAATTCGCCAAACGCCCAATTCGCATTTTCTACCAGCGATACTTGCGATTCACTGAGGCCGAGCTTGTACATTGCCGACCACTTGGCCGCCCGCTGCAATGCCGCTGCGCTTTCATTCAAAACCGGCAATATCTTAGTCCATGACTTCCCGAACAACTCTGACGCAACTCGCATCTTGTCCATTTGTGTCAAGTCGACCGATGAAAACGCATCCGCAACGGCTTTGATTTTGCTTTCGAGCGACAACCCCAAGAACGCTTTGCTGTCGATATTGAGAACCCGAAACGCCTCAGCCAGTTCCTTGTTACCAACGCTTGCCTCGTAAGCCTTTAACGACAACTTGCCAGCGAGTGTAGAAAAGTCATCAACCGACTGACCGGATAAATTAGCCGCAATCGTAAGCCGGTTCATTTCGTCAAACGCCACGCCGAAAACCGCTGCCGCATCTCCGATTTCGTCGATTCGGTTGAACTCATTTCGAAGCGTGCTGATCGCTGCACCTAGCGAAACGGCAGACGTTATTCCAGCGGTCAACGGCCCGGCAATGTCAAATAGTTTTTTTAGTTCTCTACTTGCCTTCTTGACATCTGATGTAAGTTTGCCAGTAGACGCTCGAAGGATAATGTCTAGAGTTTTTACAATCGCCATTAGATTAAACCCTCTTTAGCCAAAAACGCCGCGCCGCCTGGAATCGATGCGATCATTTGTTCCCGCGTCAATTCTTGCTCAACTTTCGGCATTACGTCTGCAATCTCCAACTTTGCACCGCCCATCGAATTAGCGACTGAAACAACCACTTGAGCAATCATCTGTTGGTTGACGACTGGCCCAAACGGACGATGCTGCCACAACCACAACCATTCGCAAAACTGCTTGTCTGTTAACTGTTCGTCAAGGTAATCTGGATGAACAACACCAAGTTCTAACGCCAGCCAGAAACGAAACTCGAACCCGGCCAGCGTTTCTAGTTTTTTCCAAATTCCTCGCGGTCTTTGTCTGTCACCTTCGACAGTTCTAAAACACGCTCGAAAATCAGTTCAATGAACGAATCTTGCCACGAATCAAACAACTGCCGATCTTCCGATTTCAACAGCAAAGAACCTGTTTCATCGACCATGCAAGATGCGAGCACAACCCACCGAACATCGCTGCAATCCTTCGCAGTTTTTTGCCCGCTGACAATCGCCTCCATCTTTGACCGCGTACCCTTTGACATAGGCTTTAGGTATACGGTCGTTTCATCGTCAACCTGAAACGGTTCGGCTTTGAAAACACCGGCTTTCGAAATAAACGAATCACGCAAACTCATTTGATTAGCTCCAGATTAGACTTAGACCGGCGCAGTTGTTGACCACTCAATGCCCGCCGTTGGTGCAATTGCAATGGTGTATTTCATGTCGTTGTTTCGGTCTGTCGTAACCTGTGAAACGTCAGCCAAATAGCCTCCGTGGTTGCAATAAACCGTTGTCGTCGTTGTTCCTTGGCCAGGATACAAAATCGCAAAATGCAATTTGGTGCCCGAAATGCAATACTCGTACAAATCGTCAAAGTGCTGCGTTTCACCGGCTCGCAGTTTCAAGGTTGCCACGGTTTGCTTGTGCTTTGGCGTTGTCGGTTCTTCAACGATAAGCGTATCTGACAAGCACGGCTCCACTTCCTCCACGTTTGCGCTAACTCCAGGCGGGTCGTACTCAGTCATGCAATACAACTCAGTAAACGTCATTGAGGTAGTTGCGGTCACAGTACCTGGAACCGCGTAAAACAATTTCATTCCAATCGGTTTCATTTATCATCCCCTACAGAAAGGCTGTTAATTTCAAAGCACCAATAAACACCCGGTCGTCTGAATCAACAGACTTCAAAGTGTAGTTGTCGTCGTGATCGTCAACGTCGAACGCATGAACGTACGCCGTTGTTGCGTTTTCGTCAGTAAACGATACTGCGTGAATCGCTGTCGCTCGCAAATGCTGCTTTAGAGCGATTGTCAAATCCCGCTGTTCGTCGATGTCATCGCTTACCACCTCAACATCGACGAAAACCGTATCAGGCAAAATTCCGATACACAGCGTCGGCTCTGTTGAGTCACCAGAACGGCCAATCCACACAAACGGAAACGTCTTTTCCTCTGGGACCACCTCGCCGACATGGACAGCCGTAAACGATGCGTGCGTCTTGATGTGCGTAATAATTGATTCCGTTAAGTCTGCCATGATTGCAACTCCTTATCAATTCGTTCTGCAACATGACTAGAGAAAGACGATAACGCCGCTGGTCCGCGACTATCTGCAACTTTTTTGAGATAATATTTTGGCTTAACTTTTCTGCGGTCGCTAGTTAATCCAACCAAAGAACTGAGCGTAACATTTCGCTTTTGCTTCGGAGTCCATCCGTATTCTAGAAAACTTCCATAGAATGTGTCGCCAGTAAATGCTTTGGCTGATAAACCTACCCTCACCCCAACTGATGTTTTAGTTCTCTTTGGATGAAGATCAACCGAACTTCTTAGTTTACCCGTACGCATCGGAGTAGCTCGACGTGCGGCGGAAAGCAGGAATCGCTCTCCTGCACGCTTCGCTTCTTGCCTTAAAATCTTTCGCTGCATTTTATCGGGAAGCGTTTTCAATCGCTTTAGCAAATTCGCAGCTTGTCTTTCGTCAAATTTCGCTTCTATCATTGCTCGCCCTTTGAGCATAAACAGCGAACGTCATCCAACTTTTCCCCGTCCTCGATAACTGCACCAATGCCGTAAATTTCCGACCGCCACGAAATCCGATGGCTTGTTGTCAGACGGAATGTTTTAGGCTTTCGCATTATTATTTCAAACGCTGCGTTTTCGACGATTTTACGCGCCTGCTCTCGCTCCGTCCCGCTGAGGTTGACGACCTGCGCATATCGCGTATCGACATTAGTCCAAACATTTGTCGACTGCCCCCGGGTGTTTGTTGCTGTTGCCCGCGATTGAATCGTTACACGCTCTCGCAATATTCCGGCACGTATCTGCGTCATTGTATTACAAACTCCTCGAACTCGTTATGCTTGAGAAGTTGTAACATCGACTCCACGGCATGTTCGATATCCTTAGATGCGCTGCCAACAAGCACCGTTTCGCTGTTTCGGAACCAATGCGCAACAAGCATTTTAATAGCGTGCTTTGCCATATCCGGAACCATCATCGAGTCAGCACCGTAACCAGCAACAAACGTCACCCGCACTCGGTTTAACGTGTCGTCTTGAAGGTCAGGCCAGTCTGTTGATGTCGATGGTAGCCGTATTCTGGCAGGACAGCTAATCAAGTCCGTCTGCAATCCAGTCAATGTCGTCTCAACCCCAGCAGTATTGAGATATTTGACGCTTGTCACGCTCGAAATTGGCCACAGCGGAAGGTTTAGCGTTGAACAACGCGGCCAATTGTCCCAATAGCCAGTGTAGGACGTTTCAATCAACTCCAAATGAGTCTCAGCACGAACATATTCCGCAGCCGTACGAATGTAATCGGCCAACATGTCATCAAACGCTGTTTCGTCGTTTTCGATTCTCAGATGAGCTTTGACGCTTACTAGATTGACCGGCAACGCTGCTGGGAATGTCAGTTGTTTTAGTTTCATCCGTCACAATCTCCGCTCGATTGAACCGCACCAAGCAATCCGCCATGCCAGACGGCATTTCGGTAAACTCACGCCCGGCTGGGTATCCATTCCAGTCTTTTGTCAATCTGATTTTCATGCCCAATCATTCTGGTAAACGAACTCATGTTTTCCGTTTTCGTCAAACTGTGTCACGACTTCTTCCAAATGGCCAATGTTAGCTGTCGGATCAACCCACACGCTTAGACCTGCTGATTTCCACTTGTGCCAAAAGTAAATGTCGTCATCAATCTTGTCAGTCTCCCATCGCCCGTCCGCGTTCGGAGTGCACCAAAACCAAGGCTTTGGAACGTCTTTCAGTTTGTCCAGCTTGATTACTGTTAGCCCAAAGTGAGCGGTATCGACCTTGACTGGCGACCCGTCCAACTGGACCTCTGTTTCTCGACCGATCGTAAACAGCGGATACTTCATCGATCGCCTGCACTGCATTGCGGCCAATGCGTCAATGTCGTCTCTCGATGCCGCCATATTGACCAGCCGATGCACGTCTTGGCAGCGAAAGACTGAATCAAAATCCACCGTCAAGGCATATTCGATTCCGTTATCAATCGCCTGCTCAAGCATCTTCTGCATACACTGGCCATAAAATACGCCGCTCGATACTGTCAGCGGAATCTTGGCCTGTTGCAATGCAACGTCGATCTTGTTTCGCACCCAAACCGCCTCGTAACGCGGGGCAGTCATGAACGCGCCTATTCGCTTATGTGTCATACTGTTTTAGCTCCAGTAACCGTTTATTTTCGCCAGCAAACTAAACCACCGCGACGTTATTCGCGTTGGCACTGTTTGCCAGTTTGTTTTCGCCGTCCAAAATCCCAACCACTGACGACAAAACCGCGCCGTTGGTTGTGGTGTCTGGCGTAAGAGCGATTCGCAAATAACGCTTGCGGCCCTTCAAATCGACATGCAGAACGTAATTTGTTGCTGCCGTGTTGTCGATTGTTTGTTGGCTTGCTGCGTTAAAGGTTGCGAAATTTGTCGCGGTCGTGTCATCTGACTCAAGCAGCGAAACTGAAACACCAGTTGCGTTGGTGTTCAATTCAACCCCGATATTGCAAACGATGGTCGCATAATCAGCACCTTTGCAATCGAGGTTTGCCGTGCGTGCTGTCGTGGCTGCCGCGATTGGCGACAGCATCACGCTGTAAGTTGCACCTTGAAGACTTTTCATTTATGTGAATCCTTATTGACGTTGTTGAGAAAAAGCAGGTAGCGGTTGCCCACTACCCGCCACGGTCCACCTGGAGCTAAACAGATGGACTAAACTAGGCCGCGTTGAACTTCAAGCCAACAATCGCTCCGGCTGTAGTGGATGTTCCAACATCGTGGACATTGATGTCCAACCGCTCAGTTACACGCAACGCCAATGCGTCGGAAGTGAAGTAAACCGAGCTATCTGCTGCCATCGTGATTCCGCGAGAATCACCCATCGCACAAGCCATCGACAAATCGCCGAAATACGCGAAAACCAATCCGCTGTGGTCAGTCGTGTCGTCAGTGCCAGGCAATGAGTTTGCGATGACAACTGGATGACCCATAAACACGCTTTGACCGAGACCAGCATTGAAGTTTTGCGTAGCGTTTCCGCCAGCGGCTAACGCCAGACGCTCGGCAGCACCGGACCAACACGCTTGAGACATGTACCACTTCGGCATCAGTCCGGCGTACTGAGCAACGGCCGACTTCGCGGCATGGAATGTCGCAATCGTCAACTCGGCGAATGTGTCAACATTCGATGCGGTTGTTTTGATCGCACCAGCCGCTAGAGCGTTGGCCAGACCAACAACACCGCCATAATTACTAGTTCCGTCGCCATTGAATCCAGCTTCATCTTCTGCCAATGCCAAAGCGTAAGCAAATTCAGTCGCGATGATATCGCCAAGCATTAGTGCGGAGTCTTCCATCAACTCGCTGGAAAGTTGAGTCAAGCAGCCTAATTTCTTGGCCGTCAATTGCACTTGAGCAAACGCCATATCACTTGCTGTGATATTCGCGTTTTCGCCAACCCAGTAGGTCGTAAAACCGCCATTGCGTTTTGGCACTTTTGTTGACCCGCGAGGCATCGGCCACACTCGCCCAATGTTACGACGGAAAACGCCGTAATCAGCGACCAACCGAATCAGCGTAGATTCGAGTTGATCGGGAACAGTGAACCCGCCCTTGGTGTTGTCGCCGGTCGAATGTGCAGCACGAATGAGCGGCACATTATGAGTATTACACCAAGCCCGCGCAGACTCATTGCCTAGTGCGGTAGCCGCAAACCATTGACCAACCAAATAGGCATCACGCTCATCCTTGAACGCCTTCAACTGTCCACGAACCGCACTGGACGGGACAACGAACGCTTTCGGCTTTTCCAGTTGCGTTTCAACTTGTTCCGACGCAGAACGGGCAGCAGCTTGCAATCGTTCCTTGGTTGCGGCGGCAATTTTTTGTTCGCGTTCGATGTCTTTGCCGACCTTTTCAACGCTGGCAAGAATCGAATCAACTTCCGCGTTTTCTTCATCGGTCAAATCGCGGTTTTCAGTTTGTGCCAGTGCGGAAATCGCTTCCGCGCGGGCTACTTGCTCATCCTTCTTGGCAAGCAATTCTTTCAATCGTTTCGACATTTCTAAGGCTCCTAAACTGTCCGAGCCGTAAACGCCGAAAGCGACGTAGGCTAACGGACAATGACGTAAAAAACGTAATCGTCCGCAAACCCCGCCGCTTACAAGTTGCGAGTGATTGCAGTTATTCTGTTGCGTGAATCATAACGCTTTTTTGCCTAGTGTCAATCCTTACACTTGTAGACCGAATTGACCCTTGTTATGCCAAGGAGCTCGAAGTCAGGCAATGCCGCTTTGATATTCAAACGACCTCGATATCACTTTGGATTGCATCGGCGCCGTCCCCCGCCCCAATTTCACAGCACGAACTAACCCCAAAACGCTTGGCCAGTTCGTCTAAAATGCCAGATTCGCCAAATTGCCAACCTGCTGAGAAGTCCGCCAACGTGTCGCCCAATGCCGACATCGATTGCCAGCCCTCAATCTCGCGTGAGTAAGTCCTCATTTGATTTTCGCCAGCTTGATCTTGGCAGCGACGTTTCTAGAACCAGCAATCGCAGGCCGTAACAGATTAGCTGGTGTGTTTTTGAATCGACCTTCCGCAACCGCGGCAACCGTAGAAACCACGTTGCCAATTTCCGTTGCAAGCCCGATATCCAACGCCTCTTTAGCCGTAAACCAAGTTTCTGCGTCAAGCATGGCCTGAATAGCTTCTGCTTCGACGTTCATAACGTCCGAGTACGACTCTAAAACGCTGCCCGCACTGAGTTTTATCAGGTCGTTACCCCACTTGACCATCTCTGGTCCGGTGCCGAAAAACAGGCTTGCCGCGTTGTGAATCATTATCGAGGCATTCTTTGCCACCAACCGCTTCTGGCCAGCAGCAAAAATCATGCTCGCAGCACTCGCAGCCAACCCGTCAACGACCGTATTGACCCCTCCAACGTGCCGCTTCAGTGCATTGTGGATGGAAACACCCATGAACATATTGCCGCCATTGGAATTAATCCTGACCGTTACAGGCTTGCCGGAAAATTGCGCCAGCGCGTTGACAACTGACGCGTCATCAACCATTCCCAACCACGCTGGGCCGATATCGTCGTAAATGAAAATTTCGCCAGAATCTAAGTTGTAATCGAACATTGACCACCCCCATAAATCCAGCCTAATTGTTTCCGCTCGCTCTCGACTGGCAGAACTTGCGGCGAATAAAACGGATATTGACTCAAAAAACGATAAAACGAACCAGAATCAGCCACGTCAACCGCCTCGATACGCTTAAAAACGTACCTTGATAGGTACGCTCGAACTGCTTTCAGGTCCGCCACGCTATCGACTTGCAACAATCTGACCGATTGTATCTCTTTCAAAACTAGCCAATCAATCAAATCTTGTGCGGATTCGAACGGCAGAGAAACGCCAAACGCCTCAACGTGAATCAATTTAGCACCTCATCTGCCAGCCTTTCGGCAGCATTGACGGGATTTTCAGGCTCGCCACCTGCGATAATACCAGTGATGGCGTTCTCGCAGTGCAAAACCGCTATGGACCTGTCAGCACCGAGAGCCTCGATCGCATCGCCTAACGTCTTTTGCCACTTCTGATAAAACGCTTCGATTTTCTTGATCGGCGATTCTTGTTCAAGCAAACTTTTAACTCGCTTTGACTCAACGTCCATCAAACGGGACAATCGATCGACAACAGCAGCTCTAGCCGTGTCGTTTACCTGAATCGCTGGATTTTCGAACTCATCGCCACCGTCAACAGGGTTGTAATCCAATGTTGCTCGAGCTTCGTTGCGGTTGATTACCTTTGCCTGAATCAACTTTGAAAGCACGTCGGCTGTCGTGTTGATGTCAGTACGCAGCCACGTCGCCCGATTGAACTTGAAGTAATGCAGCCCACTGTCACGTTCTCGTTTTGTAAGCAACTTGGCGCGGCATTGCGACTCCCAGCGAACTAGCCAGCGGTCAAGGCACGACGCAAGATAGGCTAATTGCTTCTGCTCAAGGCTGTTGTAACTTACGCTCGAATTGTCGCCAGGAATGTGCTGAAGACCAAACCACAACATAACATCCTGCCGCGAAAATTTACGCTGCTCGATGAACTGGGCGTCGACGTTCGACATTGCCAACACTGTAGCGGTCATACCTTCCCGCAACATGCCAACTGTCTCAGCATCGCCGTCAAGTTTATGACGTTCTCGAAACTGCTCTAAAAATCGCCTTGCCTCATCTTCATTCTTAAACGTGTTCGGCCGCCCTTCATGCAGCATCAACTTGCCGTTGAAGCCTTTTTCTAACTGCTTGTCTTGATACTTCTGACTTCGCAGGTCAACGCCGATTGAATCTTTGCCAACGCTCGCAATGGACTTCCCGCAAAAACCGTCATAGCCAAACCCTTGGATATGCAAAACATCCGCGTCTTCCAACCCGATCCACTTTTCAGGGTTGCCATCGTTCAACATTTCGACCATCGCTTCTCGATAATCGCTGCTTGTAATCGGCTGATCTTTGTCCGGCCGAGTGAAATGGTATTTCTTGCCTTCGTGCATAACCGTAACGGTTCTATCCGGCATAAGCGGGATTAACTCAACTGGTCGCTCGCCGTTCCGAATGATTGCCGCACGACCATTGCCCCAACCTAACGCATGAGCCTGAATCTGCTCTTTGAAAACGTCGGCAGTCTGGTATTCGTTTGGCTGGTCGCGTAAAAGAATCTGAGCGGAATGGCTACGGTCTTTCTTCTTGCTGCCTCCTTTGCCCTCAACCATCTTATCCAACGGCATCTTGGCCACGTCGCCAGAAATAGTGTTCATGGCAAACCAAATCGCAGCAGAACCCAGCATTGATTCGCTGTTGACGACCACCTTGCTACTCGGCAACAGGTCTTGAATCCATGAAAACGGGTTGTAGATGTTCACTTAGGGTTGTTCCTTAACTGATAAACAGGCTGCCACGAGAGCGGGCCGGTGCCAAACTTGCCAAACGCAACGCCATTAACACAGCAACAACTGGGTCAATCTTGTCCGCAGAATGCTTTTTGGAAGGCATCCAGCGGTCGTTATGATCTCGATCGATTACCAAATTGCCTATCGCCCAACGCAAAATTGGCTGGCTGCCGTCGTGTCGTATCTTTCGCTTGCGGATCAAGTCCAAAAACAGAGTCAACGGCTCGTTCATGTTTGCCCGCGTTTGGCTTATGTTCACTGGCTCGAACCCTTCCGCCTGAAGCTCTTCTCCGATTTGCTTTGTGTTCCAAGGGTCAAGACCTAACTGCCGGTATCCTAGTGTTTGCAACTCAATAGCCAATGAATCCCGCAAATCAGACGAAACGGACGAACTTACAATCAACTTGTCATTTCTGACCCACGATTCCCAAGGCTGTAGCGTCAAATCTCTTGAGTTGTCGCAATCAATAAAGCACCGGCACTTAACCTCGTATCGATAAACAGGCTTGCCGTTCTCATCGACTCCGTCTTCAAACCTAGCGACCAGCGCGTTAGCCCCCAAGTCAGACTTGCCGCCATTGTCCAATCCTCCACAAACAACGTCTGCTGTAGACCAGTCTGATAATTCTTCTTGGCACAAATCCCACAATGCCGGGTCAATCGCTTGTTCTGCTGAACTGACCTCGACATTGGCAAAGTATCGAGCAAATCTATTACGAGCTTGCGGGCTAGTCTTCGCTTCCTTTGCCTGTTCTCGCAAGTATTCAACGGAAACGCTAACCCCCAAATTAGGCAGAGACTTTGGCCAGTTGCTTTCGTCAAAAATGTCATCGCCCTTATCCATCGTGGCAATAAAAACGAAATAACCTTCTTCTTCAATTCGTCCATTTACAACTTCCGCAGCGTAGTCGTTTTCTTCCTTCCAAATCAACGACTTGTTGTCGCCAGCCGTGGTAATCGTGAACCGTAACGGCTGCTTTCTAGATGCCGAGCCAGTTGTTAAGGTGTCGTAAAAAGGACGGTGTATGTCCTTCCAGGCGTGCAATTCGTCAAAAATGATTCCATGCGGATTCAAACCGTCAAAAGCCCTGTCGCTGCCAAGCGGACGAATAAACGAATCATGCTTTGCAAAGTTGATTTGAGCCACTCGGATATCAGAACGCGATGAAAGATACCGCGACTTGCGACACATCCGACCGGCTTCGTTGAAAATAACCTTC